AAACAGCTTTAGATGCCAAATTACTAGCAAGTTCACACACTAAAGCAAGCTTAGATGTTGACCACCTTATTACACTTTCAGGGGTTACAGACGCTTCAGATCACTTAAGCACATTTACAGGTTCTACTATAAGTGATAACGATACTATAAAAGGCGCATTACAAGATTTAGAAACAGCAGTAGAAACTAAACTAAATACTTCAGATCATACAAAAGCATCACTAGACGTTGATCACTTAATCACTCTTTCAGGAGTGACAGATGCTTCAGATAATTTAGGTACTTTTACTGGTTCAACTATAGCAGATAGTGAAACGATTAAAGGTGCTTTACAAGACCTGGAAACATCACTAGAACTTAAAGCAACTACTTCAAGTTTATCTTCACACACTTCAAGTACTTCTAATCCTCACTCTGTAACAAAAACACAGGTAGGTTTAAGTAACGTGGAGAATACCGCATTATCAACCTGGGCAGGTAATTCACTTATTACAGATGAAATTATTGCTACTACTATAGCTTTAGGATAATGGCAAACGTATTTAAAGTAATAACGAAAAGTAGTGTATCAGTAGATAGTAGTTCACCTACTGACTTAATAGACGTACCTTCTAGTAAGACTGAGATTATATTAAGTCTTATGTTAGCTAATAAGCACACAAGTTCTATTAAGGTAACAGTTTTAATAGTTTCAGATACTACTCAAGCAGGTGCTAGTCAAAATGCTACAGTAAAAGTACTAAATGCTATAACCGTAGATGAAGAAACAAGTTTAGAAGTAATGAGTGGACAAAAGTATATATTAAACACTACAGACAAGTTACAGATATATGCAGATAATGCAAATATAGACGTAACTCTATCTTACATGGAACAGGACGTATAATGCCTTATTTCGGTAAACAAAACTTTGATGCTACAGCAAACGCAAAAGTAAAAAAGTATTCTTTTACTGTTACTGATGCTACACAACAAAACTTTAGTATAGTAACAGGGTCAGGTGATGAAGTATCTGTTTACTTAAACGGTGTACTTTTACAAGACGGTGTAGATTACACTTTATCTACTACACAAGTTTCTTTGTCAAGTAATGCAGTGCAAAATGATATAGTCGATGTACATATATTTCAAAGTTTTGCAGTAGCTGATGCAGTAAGTGAAGCAACAGCAAAAGCGACATCAATAAGTAGTGCTATAGCGTTAGGAGGATAATGGCTTTATTTAAAAGATATTCAGCAGACGGAATAACAGGTGTAACTACTGTACACACTTCTGATGCTACAGCAGGGACTAATGCTGATATTATTATAGGTTGCAACATAGCGAATACACACAGCGCAACTGTCACAGTAGACGTTTTAGTAGGTGCTATCTACCTAGCGAAATCAGTATCGATACCAGTAGGAGGAAGTGTCGAAATTATACAGGGTAAAGTAGTGCTAGAAAACGGTGATATTTTAAAAGTAACACCCTCTGCTTCGGTTGATGTTTGGGTTAGTGTTTTAGACGGAGCTACAGCATGAAAAAGATTGGTTCTCCTGCTGTAGGTATTTACGAATCTACACAAGGAACATTAGATTTAAAAGCGAATAGTACTACTGTAGCAGAAGCAGATGCTAACGGCATTAAAAGCAATGTATTAATAAGAAATAAAAATGAGGTTCCTAACGGTGAAACGTGGACGGTGGCAAGTAGTGAAAATGCTGTTCTTGTAGGTCCGATTACTGTAACTGGAAGTTTAGTTTGTAACGGAGTATTGGTGATTATATGACAGTAATTACAGACACAGATATTCAATCAGTCGCACTTGCTAGTTCTGTAACTATGAGTGCAAATCAATCTTGTGTAAAAACCGCAATTAATGCTAGTGGATCTGCCCCGATTTATGCGTGCAGGGCATGGGTAAATTGTAATGGTGTTTCTGAATCAATAAGGGGATCTGGAAATGTTTCGTCAGTGACTGATGAAGGAAGTAATGCTTACACAATCACTTTTACAACTGCAATGCCTAACGCTAATTATTGCGTTAGCTTTTCAGGTAATTCTAATGCAAGTGGTGGAGGTGCTCACAGTTATTATTTAAATGCCCCGTTTGGTGTAGCACCAACAACAACAGCGATTAGAGTAAAAAGTAATTCGGGACTAACTTATATATTTGTAGCTATATTTGCTTAAAAATTAACATGAAAAAAATAATTTATCCTAACGAAAACGGAATTGCCGTTTTGATCCCAAGCGGTGAATTATCACTTGAAGAAACTGCACTTAAAGATGTGCCTACTGGTGTTAAATACAAAATCATTGATGCTTCTGATCTACCACAAGAACGTGATTTTAGAAACGCTTGGGAATACGATTTTACAGATAGTTATGACGGAGTAGGTGCGTGATTAAGATTAACATAGAAAAAGCAAAAAGTATTACTAAAGAAAGACTTAGGATTGAAAGAATACCTTTATTAGAAGCACAGGATATTTACCTTATGAAAGCACAGGAAGCAGGATCAGAAACAACAGCAATCGTAGCAGAAAAACAAAGGTTGCGAGATATAACAAAACAAGTAGATTCTTGCACAACTACTGATGAACTTAAAGCATTAAAATGCAATGTCTAGCGATCTCAAAGTAACGAACATAAAACACGCTAGTTCTAGTAGTAATAATCTGGTGCTTGCGAGTGATGGTTCTGCGACTATTAATCAGATAAATTCATCAACTGTTTTTCCTAGTGGTCATATAGTGCAAACAGTCGGAAATGCTACATTATCAAATTATTCTAATTCCGATGTAACTGGAACTTCCAAAGTGGGCGTTGTTGATATAACAGGACAAATTACAATAACGTCAGGAAATCATGTTTTGATTTATTGTCAAATTTTTGTGTATGCAATAAATAATACTAATGCTTATGGACACGTTAGTATTTGTCAAGGCACTAGAGCAAGTTTAGGGACTGTATTATCTACTGTTCATTTTGGTAGTAGTTCAGGTGATGTTTATGGGCCAATTTCATTATGGGCTTACGACTCTAGTCCAGCAGATGCAACAACGCCTGACTATTGTATGGCGATAGGATGTGGCTCAGGAAATACACAAAAAGTTAAGCCTGATGTTTTTCATTCAGAAGCAGTTAAATGTTTTTTGTTTGAGGTGAAGCAATGACATTAACAGATTTAGACATTTCAATGTGTCGTTCTAAATTAATGTCTGATGGAATTTCAGATCCCACAAATGAGCAAATTGCTATGCATTTTATTAGAGATCGTAGAAATGGTTTGCTTTTAAATTGTGATTGGATGGCTTGCTCAGATGTAAGTATGCCTGATGCTTGGAAAAAATACAGAAAAGATTTAAGAGATTTACCCTCTATTGCAAAACCTAAGTTAGATGAAAACGGACATCTAACAGGGGTTACTTGGCCCACTAAACCAGAATAAAAATCATGCCTTCGGATCTCCAAATAACGAACATAAAAGACCAAGCAAATGCTAATTCTGCAATTACAATTGGTTCGGACGGTCAGATCACAGTTAATCAAAATAATCCAACGATTACGTTAGGGAGTAATGCAACTGGCTTTACTGGTATTAAGGTATGTGATCAATGGAGATTAACGGCAAGTTATACAACAGTATCTACAACAAATCCCATAACTACATCAAATATCGAAAGAAAAAATAATACTGCAATAGGTCATATCGGTTCCGCAATGCTTTATGATACTAGCACAGGAATTTTTACTTTCCCGACAGAAGGTATTTATCTTATTGAGTTTGGTGCTCAATTTTATGTAAACGATTCGTCCCAATTTCAAGGGATTACTATTGACAGTAAAATAAGTGGAACATCATCCATATTGGCAATGGGTTATTCTTTTATAAATAGAACAAATACAGCAAGCACTTACACCAATAATCACATACAAACTACATTTGATGTAGTTGATACTTCTACCCATAAAGCACATTTCAGATATTTTGAAACTGCTGGCGGGAGTGTTCCTAATATGTGGGGAAGTAGTACTTCAAGTGGAACAACTTTTACATTCACAAGAATTGGTGATACATGATAATTGATTATTTACAAGAAGCCTTAAAGTTATTATTACCTGAAACACCTGATTGGTATAGTTGGGCTAAGACTGATTCTAAGGGGAATAAAATTCCTGATGATCAACGGATGCAAACAAAGTATGTGATTATTGAAGATAATCATATTGGTAAAGTAACAAGACCAACTGATAAACAAATAAACGACAAAATTATAGAGCTTAAGGCTGAGTACGAAAAACAAGCCTACGCTAGAGCAAGAGCATCCCAATACCCAAGCATCACCGATGTAATAGTAGCACTCGCAGAAAAACAAGAAGGTGACGATGCTATGTGGAAAGAGATCACTGCACTTAGGCAAAAAGTAAAATCCGATATACCTAAACCAACATGAGCCGTAGTCGAGATTTAGCAAACTTAGCAGGGGATGCGACAGGGTTAGAAACGCTTACTGTTTCTGATATTACTGACTTATCTACTGGAATAAGTAACGGTAATTTTTTAACTGCTAATGCTAATGTAGCTGATAATGATTTCTTAAGAGTTGACGGTACTTCAATAGAAGGAAGAAGTGCCTCAGAAATGATTACAGATTTAAGTATATCTTCGGTAGGAACGATTAATTCCAATATTTATGCAACTACAAATATTAGTTCATCTGCAAACCAAACTACTGTTAAAATAACGGCAGATAAATTAACTGTTTTTAATAGCAGTAATGAAATAAAAGTATTAACGTCAGTTGACGTATCTCCTGCAATAACTGCAAGTGGAGCTAACGGACTAGACACAGGGACAGAAGCAACAGGAACGTGGTATTACTTTTATGTAATTTATAACGGCACTACTACAGCAGGATTATTAAGTGCTTCTAGTTCGTCACCTACAATGCCAAGTGGTTACACTTATAAGAAATTTATAGGTGCTATTTATAATCAAAATAGTGGTCATTTTGTGGAACTGTATCAAAAGGGGGGAAGAGCTTATTCTTGGTACGGTAGTGCTCAGAGTAATAATACTATTTTTAATGCAAGTAGTATGTCTGCAAACACACAATCTACTGTTAATCCTACTGCATATATCCCCCCAAACGCTGACTTTTACACTTTTAGGTTCCAAGGCGATACTCCTAGTTCATCTTCTATAAATATTCATTTTAATAGTGGTGCTTTTTTAAATGCACACGCCACAAATGCAGCACAGCAAATAGGGAACTCACAAAATTACATATACACAAGCACTAATAGTTCCACACAAACAGGGGGCAACCACACGCTACCTATAATTACTCCACAAACATTTTATGCTAATGCAATTTATGCTGTAGATACAGTTAACTTATACCACGTTGGGCATGAATATCTAGGAGTTGAGTAATGATATATGCTTATAAACTAAACGAAAACGGCAGGTGTTTAACTGTTACTGGAGTTGATTCGAAATATGTCGCAAAAGAAGGTGAGAAACTAATTAGTAGTGAGGAACCTAAAAACTGCTATGACCTTTCTTCAGATGCTGAAAAAGCGAAAGACGATTGGGGAACAATGAAACCTGAATGACACAACCTTTACCTCACGAAATAATACAGTCTGCTATAGAAGATAAGTTTGAAGAACTTGGTGAAGAAATGCGTGAATACGCACACTCTAATTCTTTTGATAGCTGGCATAAGTGTATTAATATTTTACCAGAAATAGCAGACTTAGTTAACTGTTTACGACAAGAAGCTGATTTAGCAGAAGGTAAGTTCCCCTTAAACTGATTATGAATCCAGCAGATGCTTACTATTACTACCCTCACACACAAGCGGAGCGTGTTATGAATGATCCTTCTATGCTAGATCAGGTATTCGGTATTATAGACAGATACGGTGTAAGTTTATTTACAGTACTTTGTGCTTTCTGGTTCATCGTTTACTTAACAAAACAAAGTGCTAAAGAAAGAGAAGCTTGGCAGAAACGTGATGAAGAATCAGATGCACGTTTAATGAAATTAGTAGAGAGTAGTAGTGATGCTTTACTGCACGTTAAAATAGCACTAGAGCAAAACACCCAGGCTATGAAAGAATTCATTAGATATAGAAAGGAATAAGTGGAAACTATTACTGAAAAAACAACAG